ATCTACGTAAGGAGATATGTTAATGCAGTCTTCTCTATCATAAAAATTCATTTTTACCCCTAATCTATATTAGTAATTATACCACGCACACATTATAATATTGTTTTAAAAATACAAAAGCCTAAACGGAGGCGGATCCATTTAGGCTTTGTACGTGCGTAAGCACACGGGGAACATAAATGCTCTACCCGATTTAAAGTATAAAATACTTTAAATTATATGTCAATCATTTTCTGGAGAAGAATAAGAGGGTGCAGGTCCTAATAGATAACCTTGCTCGTGATAAGCAATCATTTTGCTTGTCTCTTCTTGTCCTACAGAGCCTTTTGCTATAAGCGACATCATGTCATATATCCTATGAAGCATAATATAGTTGACCATAGGCAAATTGTCTTCTAGGTCATTTGAATTTTTATTATTCAGGTCTTCCTGCATCTTGCCACCAAATTTCTCTACCCATTGCATCAGTTACCTTTATTGGCTCTGACTCTTTGCCACAAATACAGTTTTCATTACACATTTTTATTTACCTCATTAACAATTTTTTCATAACTTGCAAAGCCGAGGACTTTTTTATAGTCGCACTCAAGGCAATATAGGTATATTTTGTCTAATAGGTCTTGATTACAAAAAAGAATGGATTGGTCTACTGGGCATAAAAGCTTTTCAACCAATCCTTCTTCTGACATGGAGATGTAAGTTGATACATATTGTATCCTCATCCCATCTCCTTTACTTTGTCGGAAATTTTAAATAAAATTCCTTAGCTTTTGGGGTCATCCCCTTCCAAGCCGACCAATCAATACCGCCATTGGTCATGTAGTACGTTATCTCTGCGTTAGTTACTGGGTCGAATAACTCTTTGTTACTCTTTAGGTCAAATTTCTTAAGTCTTTCAGGACCAAGATTTCCGATCATGTTAATCTGGAAAATTCCGTAGGAACTATCTCCAGTTTTCTTATCCCCGTTATATGCAAGCGGTCTTCCATTAGATTCTCGCTTTGCTATTGACCAAGCTTTCTTAAGGCCTGCTCCTTCGAATCCTACAGTCTTAAGTAGTACAACTAACTCTTGATCTGTAAGCATTTCAGATGGTTTGTAAATTTCTTTACTAAAACTACCTAAAACTTCTTGCTTTAGTTGGGCTTCAGTTTTCACTAAAGGTTTTACATTTACAGTAAGTGCATTAGCTGGGTTTCCAGAAAATAAAAACAATGTCACCATTGTAATTATTGTCCAGTCACGAATCAAATCGCTTAACTGCTGTTTTATATTCTCCATTGGCATTTCCTCCTATAGAGATAACGAACTATAAGAATAGCATTAAATATAAACAACTGTCAAGTTAGTTGACTAAAATGCCATCTCACATAATGATATTATCAAAAATATTTTTTACCCCTAGACCATTAAATAAAAGTTTGATACACTAGGACTTCACTTAAAATTAGAACCGCAAGGCGGAGAAAAGGTCGTATAATTAATGTTAAAAACTATTGAAAACCCCTACGAAAACTTTATTGCTTTATCTAGATATGCAAAATGGGTAGAAGCAGAAGGTCGAAGAGAAACTTGGGGAGAAACAGTAGATAGATATTTTACATTTATGACTAATCATTTAAAGACAAACCACAATTATATTCCAAATGAAAAGCTTGTTGCGGAATTAAAAGAGTTTGTATTCGAGAGAAACGTAATGCCTTCAATGAGGTCTGTAATGACTTCTGGCCCTGCTTTAGAAAGAGACAATGTTGCTGGATATAACTGTGCCTTTTTACCAGTTGATTCACCACGTTCATTTGATGAAACAATGTATATTCTTATGTGTGGTACAGGTGTAGGATTCTCTGTTGAATATAAATACATTAATAAACTTCCCGCCGTCCCAGAATCACTAGAGAAGTCAACAACAGTTATTACAGTAGAAGATTCAAAGCAAGGTTGGGCAAAGGCATACCGTGAGTTGCTTGCACTACTTTGGTCGGGACAGATTCCAGCAATTGATGTATCTAAGGTTCGTCCAGCAGGTGCAAGACTTAAGACTATGGGCGGAAGATCATCTGGACCACAGCCACTTATTAACCTATTTGATTTTACAATCTCTAAGTTCAAGAATGCTACAGGAAGAAACCTAAAACCAATTGAATGCCACGACATTATGTGCAAGATTGGAGAAGTTGTTGTTGTAGGTGGCGTTCGTCGCTCAGCAATGATTTCGCTTTCAAATATTAACGATATCGAAATGGCGCAAGCCAAGTCAGGTAACTGGTGGGAGGCAAGTCCACAACGTGCATTGTCTAATAACTCTGTTGCGTATTCACGCAAGCCAGATATGGAGCAATTTATTGCAGAATGGAAATCTCTTTATGATTCGAAATCAGGAGAACGAGGTATATACAATGTGGCCTCAGCTCAGGCCCAAGCATCCAAGTATGGAAGAAGAGATCCAGATATACACTATGGAACTAACCCTTGCTCAGAGATTATCCTACGTCCTTATCAGTTTTGTAACCTTTCAGAAGTCGTATTACGTGAAAAAGATACAAAGAAGGATATTGAGCGTAAGGTAGAGCTTGCAACTATTCTTGGAACATGGCAATCTACTCTTACCGACTTTAAGTATCTTCGCAAAATTTGGAAAGACAACACAGAAGAAGAGCGACTATTAGGAGTTTCTTTAACTGGACAATTTGGACACAAGTTTATGTCTGGCAAAGAGGACCTAGTCATGCTTGAGTCATTTCTTATGACTCTTCGTGAGAAAGCAAGGGAAGCAAACAAAGAAGAGTCTGGAAAAATTGGGATTCCTGAATCTGCGGCTATCACATGCGTGAAGCCTTCTGGAACAGTGTCTCAATTAGTCGGGGTATCTTCAGGAATGCATCCATGGCATTCCCCATATTATATTCGTACAGTTCGTGGATCAAAAGGAGATCCTATTTCTACATTTTTAAAAGAAGTTGGAATTCCAGTAGAAGATGATGTTATGAAGCCAAACGATACTTATGTTTTTTCATTCCCAGTAAAAGCACCAGAAGGTGCAATTGTTAGAAATGATCTTACCGCAATTGACCACCTAAATATTTGGTTAGTTTATCAACGTGCATGGTGTGAGCATAAGCCATCAATTACTGTTTCTGTAAAAGAAGAAGAATGGATGGAGGTTGGGGCCTGGGTATACAAAAACTTTGACCAGGTTTCTGGAATTTCGTTTCTTCCGCACTCAGACCACACATATAAGCAAGCCCCTTATCAAGAGGTTTCAAAAGAAGACTATGAAGCACTAGTTGCAAAAATGCCCAACAATATTCGTTGGGAAGACCTTTCATTTTATGAGACAGAAGACGGTACTTCTACAAACGCCACGCTTGCTTGCAGTTCAGACGGAAACTGTGAACTTGTAGATATTTCTTCTTAGTGGTAGAATTATAGTATTCGGGAAACCGAAAATTGATGAGCACAATGCTCAACAAGGAGATAATAATATGGCTAAATCAGCCGATTTAAATAAAGATGGAAAGGTAACAATGACAGAAGAAATTCTAGCAGCACTTGGAACTTATGCAAGAGCATTTTTATCCGCAGCAATTGCCCTATACATGACAGGAAATACTAGCCCGAGGGACCTCCTTATGGGTGGGTTTGCAGCAGTGGCACCAGTAATTCTTAAGGCGCTAAGCCCAACTAATAAAGAATTCGGATTTAAAGCAACAAAGTAAAACAGTCAATTAGAAATACTCCTGTGCTAAAATTAGTACAGGAGTATTCCTATTTAGGAGACTATGGCAAATGGCAGGACAAAAGAATTTCGAAGTAGATCAAAATGCTACATTTAGCTTTGTATTAGAATACAAAGATAATAATGGAAATGCAATTGATTTAACTGGCGCATCTGCAAAAATGCAGGTACGCGATACAGCGGGTGGCACTAAGTTAGCCGTTACCTTAACATCACCTTCTGGTGGTATAACAATTGATCCAACAAATGGTAAATTGACAGTTAAATTAACACCTACACAAACAACTAAACTCTTTTATCCTAAATCATCATATGACATTATGCTTGTTGATTCTAATGCGAACAAAACAAAGCTCCTTGAGGGTTTTATGACCCTTAGCAGATCGGTAACCATATAATGACAAATTCTGTTATTGTCACTCAAGTTGTTAATGATGTTTTAGTATCTACACCTGGACCACAAGGCCCAAGAGGAAAAACAATATTAAATGGCTCTGGTGCACCTTCTAATAACTTTGGCCTTGAAGGCGATTTTTATTTTGATACAAATTTATCTAAATTTTATGGACCCAAGCTATCAGATGCAACATGGGATAACGCAAGGGTTATTACTTTAACCTCAAACACTTTGTCGCAAAGCTGGGAGCTTGCTCAAGTAACTGGTCCAGTACAAGGAATTTATTCGGTTATCATAAATCATGGTCTTGGGTATAACCCAAACGTAACAATTAAATCAAGCGCAGGGGATGTACTAGAAACTGGTATAGACTACAACACTATAAATCAAATTACACTGACAATGGCACAACCATTTTCAGGGACAGCACACCTGTCTTAAGGGAGAGAAAAAATGGCAAAAAAGTTTTTAGTTAGCATTGACCTCAATAAAAATGAGCTCTTAAATGCTAGAATTCAGAATTTAGGCTCAGCACCATCGTCACCAGTAATTGGTCAGATCTACTATAACAGTGGCGACAATGTTATGTACTACTACAATGGACTAGCATCACCAAACGGTCCATGGCAGTCAATGAGTGGTTCTCAAGAAGTAATTCAAGATGTAATTGGATCTTCAATTGAAGGCGGAGTTGGATTAACAACAACATACGTCGATTCTACAGGAATAGTAACAATAGATTTAGACAACACAGCAGTAACGGCAGGTACATACGGATCTTCAACTGCAATTCCAACATTTACAGTAGATGCACAGGGACGTTTAACAGCAGCTTCAACATCAGCTCTTGCAACAGCACTTTCAATTGCAGGAGATACTGGCACAGACACAGTTAGCCTACTAACCGATACATTGACAGTAGCGGGCGGAGAAGGAATTGATGTATCTGTAACAAACAATACAATTACCGTATCCGCAGAAGATGCAAGCACAACAAACAAAGGTGTTGCTTCTTTTGATGCAGCAGACTTTAATGTAAATGCTGGCGTAGTAACTGTAAAAGACATTAATTTAGATTCACAAACAACAGGAGACTACGTAGCAACTATTGTTGGAACAGCAAACGAAGTTACTGTTTCTCCAAATAGTGGACATAATGCCGCAGTAACAATTGGCTTACCAGACAATGTAGAAATTACTGGAAACCTACAGGTTGGCGGAAACTTAAATGTTGTTGGAACCGTTAACTCTGTAAATACCACACAGATTAATATTCAAGACAATAAAGTAAAGCTTAACAGTGGATTTACTGGAACACCTACAACAGACGCAGGAATTCTTGTAGAACGAGGACTAGAGACAGATGTTGAAATTCTGTGGAATGAAACATCTGATAAGTGGACATTAACAAATAATGGAACAGATTATCACGCAATTACAAGAAAATATGCAGAAACCCTTGGGGCCTCAGCAACATCTTATACCGTGACTCATAATTTAGGAACAACCGATGTAACCGTTCAAATATTTGAAGCAGCTTCCCCATTTGCACAGGTAGAGGCTGATGTAAAAAGAACTAGTTCAAACGTAGTAACAGTAGATTTTGCAATAGCACCGTCAGCTGGAGAATATAAAGTAGTAGTTGTAGGATAATAAAATGTCCAGACAGATGAAGGTTGCACTTAATCTTCTTACTTCAATGGAAAATCCTGACGTAGCCACCGTTGGAGATATTTATTTTAATGTAGTAAGCAAAAATTTAAGAATATACAATGGCATTGTATGGGTTGAGCTAACCCCTCCCAGCACAGATCCAACACCATTTTATATGCATACACATTCATTTGATGGAGATGTTCATACAATTGATGTTCAGAACAAGATTACATTTAAGGAAACAAATACTTCAGATTCTCCCGATCTA